ATTTACCTAAATTAATAGGCCAAATAAAAGGTAAAGGATTAAATGTAATTACTGGTGAAAATGTAGACATGATTAAAGCTGGAATTATAGATCCATTACTTGTAACTAAAAGTGCTTTAATAAATGCTGTATCAGTAGCAACAACAATATTATCAACCGATTGTGTAATTAATAACATAAGAACCAATGAAAGCAATAGGTAATAATATAATTATTAAACCCGAAAAAGTAATTACTGAAAAAACTAAAGGTGGTTTATTAATAGTTGAAAAAGACAGGGAAGATTTAAGATATAGAAAAGCTAAAATTATTTCTGTTAGTGATGAAATAAAAGTATTAAAAAAAGATACTATAATATATTATGATAAAGCTGCTGGTCATGGTATAGAGTTTAATAAAGAAAAATTTATTGTTATTAAGTTACAGGATGTTGTAGTTGTATTATGAAAAAAGTTAATGCAAGTGACATCAGAGATTTAAACCTATTAAAACATTACAGGTTAATTCGTAAATGGGCTTGCAAAAACAATAATTTAAATGATGCAGATTTAGAGTTATTAATATACTTTGACTGTATGGATTTATTTACTAAACAAGATTTTAAAATCGGTACTTATGCGTATAGTTGGGACAACAGGCGCTGGAACAAAATGGTAAAAAACAATTGGATTGTAACGTGGAGACAACGAAACAGAACAACGCAAAAGTATAATATCTATAAAGTTTCTTTTAAGTGTAAACAACTAATAGCTAGAATGTACCGTATTATGTTAGGTGAAGAAGATTTACCTACAAGTAAAAGAAGAAACCCTATAATGAGGGGAAAAACATATACAGATAAAGTTTTAATAACAGCAATACATAATCTTAATAAAGACAAAACAAGATGAAAAAAGACGCACTTCTACAAATGGGTATGGTAGATTCAGGTAAAGAAATAAACCCAATAAGTACTGTTAATCCAAATATACAAACTCAATTACCACCACAATCAAACACTATGGGTAGTGCTAATCCAGTTTTTAGTGATAAAACACAATTTGCTGCTAATGCAATTTATGGCAACGATACAAACAGGCAAGAATCTATGTCAGGTTTAAGTTCAATGAGTGGATTAACAAAGTTAGATGATTCTTCAGACTCTCCATTAGAAGGTAATGCTTTTGGGCAAGCTATGGCAGATACTGGTGGTGATTACGAGCAAGCACAAGAAATATTAAAAAATAAATAATTATGAACTCACCACTTAATAAAGAAGGATTTCCAGAAGTACCAAAAGCAAAACAAGGTAAGTTTACTAAATGGGTAAAAAACAATATGCCCGGTAAAGATACTTGCGGTGCTGCTTCATCAATAATGAAAAGTAAAGATAAATATTCTAAAAATGTAGTAGCTATGGCAAACTATGCTAACAATTTTGGATGTAAAAATAAAAAATCAAAAAAATGAAACACGATCCAGGTTATAACAAAGCAAGTAAAAACAAAAAAGTAGGTATAGTTGGAGAATCTCATATATGGGATGGTCCTTTAAATCAACAAGGTAGAATACATGGAGTAGGTTCTAGTTCAGGTATTACTGGTATGGAAGTATCTAAAGCTCCTTGTGGCCCAAATGCTTATCAAGTAAAGTTTCCTATAACTAAGTTAGTACAAGGATAAAATGGCAATTTCAGATATTAAACTATTAGCTATTAATAGTATAGCTCTTGCTGTATCAATGACACATATAGAAGTTTCACTTAAAATAATTCTTTTAGTAGTAACTATAGGATACACTGTATCTAAATGGGTAAAATTAAAAGACAATAAAAAATAAATTATGGAAAAAGGACACTATGGCTATTACACAGGTAATGCTAGACACTCACACACACCAATAACAAAAACAAATGTTCATGCTGCTGAAAGAGATGATGCAGCTCATATTTCTTATTTAAAAAGAGATATTGATTATGATGCAAAACACGGTCATAGTGATATTGACATGACAGCTGATGAAAAGCATATTTCTAAGTTGGCTGGTGATATAAAATATGATTCTAAAAAATACAAATAATCATGCCAAAACAACCATTTTATAAAATAGGAAGTGCTTTTTTACCAGCAACGCCAGGTAATACTAAACAAGATCCAAATAAAGGTGAAGGTCCTGATTACAAAACATATACTGATCCTAAAACAGGTAAACAAGGTAAATTAGACTCTGGTAGGTCATATTCTGAAGCATATAAAATTGCTCAAGACAAAGGCTTGACTGTTCCTGGAGAAAGCTTACAACAATATAGTAATTTTGCTAAATCTCAATTAGCAAATTATAGAGAAACAGGTGTATGGAAAAGTAGAAAAGATTTAGGATTCCAAGATAGATATGATACTATAGGTAGAGGAGAAGAAGAAACAGTAAGTTCTGGTGGAAGTAAAAGAGAGCCTACTAAATCTGTTAATGCTGGTATAAAACCAAAAGGAAAAATTGATCAAAAAATAAAACCCAAAGCAAAAACGTTTCCTACGTCTTCAACAAAATCTACTTCTAAAAATGATGGAGGAACTGGTTTAGTACGTAGAGCTTTACAAGGTAAATTTGCTGGAGATGTAGTTGATAAAAATTTAGCTAGATTAGGTACTGGAAGAGCTGGAAAACAATTTGTAAGATCTCTTAAGAAAGAAAGTGCAGCTGAAGGAATGACTGGAAGAGAAAGAAGATTACAAAAACAATTATCTAAAGCTACAGCTAACATGGCTGCTGCTGGTGGATCTGTAACTAAATCAAGAGATGGCAAAGTTGTTAATAGATCAAACACAGGTGGTATAGGTGCTAATGCAGATGCTGCTTACAAAGGTAGAGCTAGAAAAAAAGCTTTTAAAGCTGTAACAAGAGCAAACAGAATATCTAGTAGAATGAAAGCTTACGAAGGAGATAATTATTCTAGAGCTTTTGAAAAATAAAAAACAGAATAGAACTGTATAAATCTAACCAATAACAATAACAAAAACAATAACAAAAACAAAAACAAAATGGCAAAATTTATAAAATTTCCAATAGTTAAAGATAGCGCGGCTCAGCCACTAGGCCCATCTTATGATGTTTTAATCAACATTGAAGATATAGCTAAAATCGCAGCTACAGGTAACACTGGACAAAATGCAAAAACTTTAGTTGTTAGCTACAAGCAATCAGCTATAGGTACACCAGACGCTACAAACCCAAAAACAGCTACATTTGCTGTTCATGCAGATACTGATGGATCTGTAAATCCAACGCTTACTACTGGTCAAGCTAATACTATTTATAATGCAGTAAATAAATCACTAACTGCTAACCCAGGTGGTGTTTCTTCTACTGTACAATTAGGTAAAGATCAAGCGGCTACTCCGTTACAAATGTACTTTAGTGCAGTAACATACGCATAGTATTATGAAATCACAAGGACTAGGCGATTCAATAGAAAAGTTTACTACTAAAACAGGTATTAAGACCGTCGTTGATAAAGTTAGCGAAGGTCTTAATATTCCTTGTGGATGTCAATCAAGAAAAGAAGCGTTAAACAAAATGTTTCCATATAAACAATAATATGGCTTTTAAAATAAATAGACCTTATCCTAATTACTCTACTGCAATACATGAAGTAGCTTTAGAAGAAGGTGTTTTAGGTAAAGCCGATAGAAATGGAAATATATTAATTAATAAAGATATAACAGATCCAAAGCAAAGAGAAGACGTTATCAAACATGAAGAAGTACACATTAAACAAATGAAAGATGGTATTTTAGATTATGACGATAAATATGTTTACTATAGAGGTAAACGTTATGCCAGATCAAAAATGAAAGAAGGTAGTCCAGCTTTGCAATGGGAAAAAGATGCAAATAAAAAACAATAAAATGGGAAAAGGAAATAAATCAGTAAGTCAAATGCACCCTATAATGAAGCATATGAGTAATAGTGCTTTTAGAAAAGAAGGTGTATCTCAAGAAAGAAAAAACCTTGAACAAGATATGCCTGTAGATAGTAGAGCTAGTGCTACACCTAAAATGGGTAGTATGAAAAACGATGGTATATCTAAATATGGTCCACTTGATGCTCATCATCCTATGAAAAAAATGGGTAGTATGAAAAAAGATGGAATGCCTAAACATGGCCAACCATTTCACGACTATGGAAAGCCTATGAATAAAATGGGTTATAAAAAATAAATATGTGGAAATTACTACTAGGTCTTCTTAAAGGAGGTGATGGTAGAAAATCTGTCGCTGGAGGTTTAGCTTGGGAAATAAGAGAAGCTATTAAAGGTAAAGAGCTTGATCCAGAAAAACTAATAGAATTACAAACAAAAATTAATATGGTTGAAGCCTCGCATAGAACTTTATTTGTTGCGGGGTGGCGACCTTTTGTAGGTTGGATATGTGGTTTTGCTTTAGCATATAATTTTGTTATTCGTGATTTATTTATATGGATTACAAAATCAACAGATGTACCGCCACCACTACAAATGGAACATTTAATGACCGTACTATTAGGTATGTTAGGATTAGGTGGACTTAGAACTTATGAAAAAATAAAAGACAAAGTAAAATAAAAATGGGATATTATCAAAATAATTTAAGTGATTTCGCAACCGGTGGAATAGAGTTGCAAGAATCTAAAACACTAAAAGCAGCTGCATTAAGTAATTTATCTACTAATACTATAGCTGGTTTACCAGCAAGTAGTAGTGCTATTGTATATGCCACTGGAGGTACATATCCTGGAGCTGCTAGTCTTGAAACAGTAAGTATACCAAGAGGTGTTACTTTAGGTGCAACGTTTTTAGTTGCTACAGATGGTGCTGGTGCAGTAACTAGTGTTACTGTTGCGAACCAAGGACAAAATGTTGGTGTTGCTGCACAAACAATAGAATTTAGTTTAGCTTCATTAAATTTAGCTTTTGGTTCAACAGGAATAACAGGAGCGCTTACAGCTACTATTGCTGGTGGTGATTTAGAAAGACCAAGCGGTATATTTAATGAGAAAAAACCTGCTTTATACGTAGGTGGTACAGGTGATATAAAACTAACGTTAGCATCTGACTCACAACCTATAGTAGTAAAAAGTATAGCAGCAAGTACAATTTTACCCTTTGCTGTATCAAGGGTATATAACTTAACAAGTGATACAGAAACAACAGCAACAGAAATTATAGCGCTGTTATAAAATAATTATTAATTTAAATTTAATCAAATGACAAAAAAAATAAAAGAAGCTAATAAGCTTACAGATGACCAACTAGCTACTATTAGAAAACAACAAGAAGAAATAGCTCAAATATTAAAAGATGTGGGTTTTTTAGAAACACAAAAACATGGTTTACTTCACAAGTATGCCGGTATTGTGGAAAAAGTAGAAGAATTTAAAGTAGAATTAGAAAAAGAATATGGTGCTGTAAATATTAGTTTAGAAGATGGTACATGCACACCTATAGAAGAAAAAACAGAAAAAAGTGAGTAATGTTATAAGAAAAATCAGTATTGGATCTGATTATAAAAATGACGCTATGCACTATGCTGTAGGTCAACAAGTGTATGGCGGTCATACTATTTCACATATATTATGCGATGAAGAAAGTCAATCGTATAATATTTTTATAAAAAAAGATGATGAAGTATTGCCTTGGAAAAAATTTAATTCTCAAATGGCAGTATCGGTTGAATATGATTTAGAATATTAATGAATAGTATATATCAATTTATTATAAAACCTATAGGTGAAAGATATAATAATAAATTAAAAATCAACAACACAGAACTTATACTTAACTCAAGTATATCAAATCATAAATTTATAAATAGACATGCTGAAATAGTTGCTGTACCTCTTGCTTATAAAACAAATATAAAAAAAGGTGACAAAGTTATAGTACATCATAATTTATTTAGAAGGTATTATAATTTAAAAGGCAAATCAGTAAATAGTACTAAGTTTTTTAAAGACAATTTATATTTTGCACATCCATCTCAAATTTATATGTATTATAAAAAAGGGTGGAAAACAAACGCAGATTATTGTTTTGTAAAACCAGTATTAGAAAAAGATGTATATAAAGATACCAAATTAATAAAAAATACTGGAGTATTAAAATATACAAACAGCACGTTAGAAGCCCTTAAAATTAACACAGGAGATCTAGTTGGGTTTAAAAGTAATAGAGAATTTGAGTTTGTTATTGATAATGAACTTTTATACTGTATGGAATCAAATGATATTTTATTTAAATATGGAAATAAACAAAACCAAAAAACGTATAATCCAAGCTGGGCAAAAAGCAGTTGAAGAATTAATAAAAGTAGCTAAAGAAAAAATTGTAGATTCAGAAGATGATGTATCAGCTGACAGATTAAAAAACGCTGCTGCTACAAAAAAATTAGCTATATTTGATGCTTTTGAAATACTATCAAGAATTGAAGAAGAAGAAAATATAATTAATTCTATTAATAAAAATACTAAAGCTTCTAATTTTGGAGGTTTTGCTGAAGGAAGATCTAGATAATGTATACAAACACTTTATATAAAATTTTACCTAATCATATAAAACCTAAAATTATAAAAAATAATAATAGGTATAAAAAATGGGAACCAGGTTATAACAAAGAACACGATGTAGTTGTTATAAGTAAAACAGGTAAAATAGGTGAAATATATGAAATACAGGGTTTAAAAATAGCTTTACCTTTAAGTGAAAATGTATATAAAAGATCTGTAAATAAAACAGATCAATATTGGGAAATATTTGAGTACCCAAAACAATTATCAAAACTTAAAACAGTTTTTGATTGGAACCAAACATCATTAGATTTTAAAAATACTTGGTATGATTATATTGACGAAGAGTTTAAAAGACGTGAAGAAGGCTTTTGTTTCTATAACAAAGGTATTCCTAGCTATATTACTGGGTCTCATTATATGTACTTGCAGTGGACAAAAATTGATGTTGGCAACGCGGAATTCAGAGAAGCCAATAGAATCTTTTTCATATTTTGGGAAGCCTGTAAACTTGATACCAGATCCTATGGAATGTGCTATCTCAAGAATAGAAGATCGGGATTTTCTTTTATGGCCTCATCAGAACTCGTACACCAAGCAACAATATCTAGTGATTCACGGTACGGGATATTATCAAAGACTGGAGCAGATGCGAAGAAAATGTTTACAGACAAAGTGGTACCAATATCCGTTAATTACCCATTCTTTTTTAAACCGATACAGGACGGTATGGATCGTCCCAAAACGGAACTTGCATATCGTGTACCCGCGTCGAAGTTCACAAGGCGTAAGATCGATCAGAATGAACGTCCCGAGGAACTCGTTGGGCTCGATACCACGATCGACTGGAAGAATACCGGTGACAACTCATACGACGGGGAGAAACTCAAACTCCTCGCACACGATGAATCGGGCAAGTGGGAGAGGCCAGATAACATCCTCAACAACTGGAGGGTCACGAAGACAACGCTAAGATTAGGTAGTAGAATTATAGGTAGGTGTATGATGGGATCTACATCTAATGCTTTAGATAAAGGAGGTAATAATTTTAAAAAATTATATGATGCGTCAGATGTTACAAAAAGAAACCGCAACGGACAGACTAATTCAGGATTATATAGTTTGTTCATACCTATGGAATGGAACTACGAAGGATACCTTAATACTTATGGGTTTCCTGTATTCGAAACTCCAAAAAAACCGGTCAAAAGTATTGACGGATCCAACATTGAAATTGGCGTTATCTCACACTGGGAAAACGAAGTTGAAGGTTTAAAAAATGATCAAGACGGTTTAAATGAATTTTATAGACAATTTCCTAGAACAGAAAAACACGCTTTTAGAGATGAAGCAAAACAATCTTTATTTAATCTAACTAAAATTTATGAACAAATTGATTATAATGAAGATTTAAGAAATACAAATGTAATTACAAAAGGTAATTTTCAATGGGAAAATGGGATTAAAGATAGTAGAGTTATATTTATTCCTAATAATAATGGTAGATTTTTAGTTTCCTGGGTACCTAATGATAATTTACAAAACAAGTATATTATAAAAAATGGTGTTAAATATCCAGGTAACGATCACACTGGTGCTTTTGGTTGTGATCCATATGATATTTCAGGAACAGTTGATGGTAGAGGTTCAAAAGCTTCTTTACATGGTTTAACTAAGTTTTCAATGGAAGATGTACCACCTAATTTATTTTTTTTAGAATATATTGCAAGACCTCAAACAGCAGAAATATTTTTTGAAGAGGTGCTTATGGCGTGTGTATTTTTTAGTATGCCTATTTTAATTGAAAACAATAAGCCACGTCTCTTATATCATTTTAAAAACAGAGGCTATAGGGGGTTTTGTATGAACCGACCCGATAAGCATTTTAATAAACTTTCTAAAACAGAGAAAGAACT